TGGAAACCCTGCTCGCTGACGAACCATCCGAAGAACAAGCAACAGCCCTCGCGTCCAGTTCCGAAGTCCTAGCCGTAGTCAGCACCGAGCAGGCGCAACAAATCTTTGAGGCGTTGGACGTGGGCGCACTATCCGATACACAAACCGAAGAACTGATCGCCGCGATTGAATCCGCACCTACCGAAATCCGTGAAGAATTTGAGGACACCATCGACATCTTCGGTGAAGGCTTAGACGACTACACCCCCACCGGCTCAAACATCCCAGTCGGCGAACGACGCACCCTCATCGCAGTCACCGCAGGGATAACCCTCGCAGCAGCAGGTACTAGAATTAGACGCTAATGAGAAAACTTTTGGATTACCTAGCAGATAACGCATGGACATGGGCTGGCACAGGCATGGTTCTCATCACCCTCTCAGGACCAACACTCCGACAGGCAACCCTCATAACCGGAATAGTCGTTTTGGTACACTCGTCACTAACCCTCTCCAAGAAAGACTAGACATGGCAAAGCTTCAAAACATCATCTTCCGCATCTTCGCGCTATTCGGATCAAGCGCACTTGCCGCTGTTGCTGGTGGTGCTTTGATTGGTGTAGACCTGTGGAAGTCGGCAGCACTTGCAGGCATCATGGCTTGCGCCCAGGTAATTGAGAAGTTGTTGCGTTTCAGCGTTGACGGCTCACTCAGCAAAGAAGAAATCGAACTCGCGTTCACAGGTGCAGTTAAACCTAAGCCTGAAGTCGCAGAGTAATGCCAAAACCCAACTGGCCTGTAAGACCGATCCGTTGGTGTGAACATCTTAAAGGCAAGAAACCTTCTGAGATTACACCAGCTATGGTTGCCCCCATCACGGGTGGAGGGAAGCTGGAAAAATGTGCTGCTGCTGCGTGGGAAGAAATGGTTGTCGCAGCGCAAGCAGAAGGCATAGTTCTTAAACCAACTTCAGCCGGTGACACGCTCCGTTCAATCGCCCAGCAAACCGCAGGCTTTATATCGCGTTATCAGAAGGAACCGATTGCTGGTGCATCCACAAAGAAGTGGAACAACGAAACCTGGTATCTCAAAAAAGGTATGGCTATGTTGGCTACACCGTATGACGATCCAGCGAACGATAAAGCGCGTGGCTCACGCCACCTTTACGGTATTGCGGTCGATGTGGCGAACGCTAACGGCAAGATTCTTGCTTGGCTATTGGAGAATGAAGTTAAGTTTGGGTTCTCGCATGAAGTTCTAGGTGACTCAACTGGTAAAGGTGCAGAGCCGTGGCATATCCGTTTCGTAGGGAAGCCTGCTTGATGTGGATGCTGGGATCGCTCTCGTTCTTGCTGCTGCTGTTACTGGTGCTTTTGGTCTGCTAACCGTAGTAATTCAACGTTTCAAAGCAGAAAACCGTAAAGACCATGACACTGTTATGGCTATGTTGCGTCTGATGCGACGCGCACAAGACCGCACCGAAGACAAGGTGGACACGGTTTCTGATCGGTTGACGGAACACATCGCCAAGCACTAGGGTAAGTCACCCGAAGAAAGGTGCTTGCAAATGGCAAAAGGATTAACTACCGTTGAGTTAACTTTGGTGCGTGACTGTCTCTTGAAATCTAATCCTGGGAGGGATCAAGCTGACGCACTATGGGAAGTTATCGAGAAGATAAACAAACTCATAGAGGGAGCAAGAGTTGAACAAGCCCGTAAAGCAAAGTCTGTTAAGTGAAATACGATCTGAAAAGGTTGTGCCGTCAGGCCGCATCCCAAGAATCCAGCGTGTACTTGAAAGCATGGATGAGACAGATCGCAAAGAGCTTGTCGAAGCGTTAGACGATCATCTCATTCCCGCGCCCGCAATTAGCAGGGTGTTAGAGCGACGAGGAATAGACTTAGACGCATCTTCAATCAACAAGTACCGTCGAGGGGAATTCGCTCATGTCACTAAAGGATGAATTAGAGGAGCAATCCCAACCGCCTGAGAACCAACGCGCATGGGCTGAAGTGACACCTGATGGTGGTGAGATTTCTACCGGTGTTCTACCTACACCAATCACATCAGACTGGACAGCAATACTTGTCGGGTTCGGTTTAGACCCAACCGTATTTGAAGTTGTTGATGACACAGTACGAATGTCCAAGTGGCAAACCTCTAAGCGTTTAGAGAACGGCGACAGAGATGTTGCATGGCTGTACTCGTATCGTGCCAGGTTCCGTCGCAAAGCAAACAGGGTGCTACCTGATGAAGATATTGAGGCGTTACGACAGAAGGTTTCCAAATGGAAGCAACCTAAACGCCCCGCAAACAAACCATCTGATGAGCCACCATCCACGTTCGTAATCAACTGGGCTGACCTACAACTAGGTAAATCTGCTGGCGGTGGTGTCGAAGCAACCGTCGAACGGGTACTGGAATCATTGGAGAAAACAGTTCAACAACTCCATGACCTGCGCCGTAAAGGTAGAAACATTGAAGGTGCTGCATTAGTGAACATGGGTGATCCGTTTGAGGGTTGCGATGGGAACTATGCGAGCCAGCTCTTTACTGTGGAACTCACCCAACGTGAACAGTTACTACTTGGTGCAGACCTGTTCGCTAAAGGCATCAGCACTATCGCATCGCTTGTTGATGTGTTGGATGTTGTTGGTGTGCTGTGCAACCACGGGGAGTGGACACGCCGAAACGGGAAAGCCGTAACATCAGACTCAGATAACGCTGGCGGATTCCTGATGGATGTTCTGTATCGAATCCTTGACACACAGATACCGAACCTTGAATGGACTATCCCACATGATGAGATGGTCACAACCAAAGTGTTATCCGATGTCAAACTTGCTTTCGCTCACGGCCACAAGATCACCGGCAAAGAAGTCGAATGGTTAAACGCACAGTCAATAATGATTTTGCGTGAACAAGGACGCGAACCTGACCTGTGGATCACCGCCCACAAGCATCACTTGCAAGTTACCGATCATGGTGCATACACCCGTATCCAATGCCCGTCAATGGACGGTGGATCAAAGTGGTTCGCTGACTCCAAAGGTATTTGGTCTACCCCAGGTACGCTCACGCTGCTGGTAGGTCGCCATGACAAACGGAACTGGTCTGATCTGGAAGTCCTATGACCGACGCACGTTTATGCCTATGCGTATATCGTGGGGTGATCCCCCGCCCCCCTGACTGTGGAGAAAAGCCCGATGACTTTGATGAATAGAACCGTCGTTTACATCCAGTGGGCTGACACCCATCTGTCCGAAGGTGGCTGGCTAAACATGGACGAATACGAAGATGATGGCGAATGTCTCGTAGACACCGTAGGGTTCCTAATACCAGTCGGTGAACCAGGTTCCAAAGATAACCATGTGACTGTTTGGCAAACCATTTGCAAAGAAGAAGGCATCCACGCTATACATATCCCTGTAGCGATGGTGCGCGACATGAAAGCGATTGACTTGACAGTAACCGTGTCACACCCCTAGATTAAAAATACCTGCACAAACCATAGGAGGAAAAATGCAGAATCTATCAACCATCCCCAAGCCAACACACGGCAGCCAAGACTGGCTTAACCTACGTTGGGCAAACGAAAAAGGTGAGAAACGAATCACCGCATCAGTAGCCGCAGCAATTCATGGTGAACACAAATACACCACACCAGCTGACCTAGCGGTAGAACTATTGGCAGCAACACCCCCTGTGCCAACAGAACAAAACGATGCGATGCGTCGAGGCACAATCCTTGAAGGCCCACTCATGGGTTGGGCAGGAGAAATCCTCAACGACTTCATCGTGGAACCGGCAGAGATGTACTGCTACGAAGAAAACGGTGTACGCCTCATGTCCACAATGGACGGTCGTTCAACTATCACTGGAAAGTTTTACGAACTCAAAACATATAACAAGCGATGGACGGGACAACTTTCCCGAACCTGGTACTGGCAAGGAGTTCAACAGGCGATATGTACTGGTAGTAACGAAATCTATTGGATCATTTTTGATAGCGACCTCCAACTCCAGTTCCATACACAAACCGTAACTAGCGACGAAAAACAGATTCACATAGAAGCAGCCCGCAAATTCTTGGGCTTCATCGACATGGGCATGATGCCTGACGTGGCTGATCCCACCTATGACAACGCCAGTACGCTCTACCCCGAAGGTTATGGAAACACGGTCGTATTGGGACATGAGGTTTACGCGAGTTTAGAACGGTTGGCACAAGCCCGTGAGCAGAAGAAGCAGGCTGAAGCTGTTGAGGAACTCATCAAGGGTGAACTTGCGATGCTGTTGCAGGATGCTGAGTATGGCGCGATTGACGGAACCCAGGTCGTATCGTGGAAGAACAGCAAACGCACATCGTTTGACACCAAGAAGTTTGAGGCCGAGCATCCTGCACTTGCAGAAAAGTTCAAGAAAACATCAACCTTCCGCACTATGCGGATCATCGCTAAGGAGGCGAAGTAATGGATGAAAAGAAACTGCTGAGAACAGCACTTGAACTTTACGATTCTTGCGGCGATATTTTTTTGGAAGCAGAGTTATTAACTGAACGGATTATTGCTTTAGAAAGGGCGTTGGGTCAATTATTCAATGAATTGAATCCGATTGATAGTTCTTGGGTTGATAGCGAAACCTGGTTTATGTTTAAACAACAAGTAATTGATTACTGCGAAGGAGCAAAGTAATGAAACTAGAAGAAATCATTGGCAAGTACGGCGTACCAGACCCGAAGATCGTAGGCAAACTACCTAAAGGTGGGATGCAACTTGACTTCGTAGGTCACGCAGACGTAACCAAAATGCTTATCGAGATTGACCCTGAGTGGACATGGGAACCAACCGCGTTCGATGCGAACGGTCTACCGGCTTACCGTGTAGAGAACGGCATGGCACACATGGCAGGATGGCTCACCATCCTCGGTGTACGCCGCTTGGGTATCGGTTCGGTCATGCACAACAAACCTGACCTACTCAAAGAGTTGATCTCAGACTTTATTCGTAACGCCAGTATGCGCTTCGGTGTATGCCTGTCGTTGTGGACTAAGCAAGAGTGGGACGATGTATCACACACCCCGACTACCTCTGCACCTAAGCCTGCACCAGTAGCAAAGGTTGAACCAGCGAAGCCAAGCGATCCGTTGGTGTCAATGGACAACATCAAACGATTCGTCGATGCTTGCAAGGGTGCAGGGCTAAACCATGAGCAGATCGCAAAGTCAGCAAACATTGACCTCGCTGATCTGAAAGAGTCACAGATGCCACGACTTCGCACAGCCTTTGCTGCGGCAAAAGAGTTGGCATCATCATTCGCTGAAGAAGAACCACTACCACCTGAAGTGATGGACGACTTCAACCCCAACTTCAAGAACACCGAAGAAGCAGTAGCAGCAGTAATCAATATGTTCTCTGCTGAGGAAGTAATCGCAGAATCCAAAGCCAATCATCCTGCTAACGGCTCACCACAGATCAAGGAACCTGGCGCACCGGCGACAGCGAAACAGATCGGTATGTTCAGGGCTTTGGCATCAGGCAAGGGCATCGCAACTAAAGCGGAACAACTGTCTATGGCATCAGACTCAACAGGTCGTGTCATCGAATCGTTGGAAGCCCTCACCAAGTCAGAGATTTCTGAACTCATCACGATCCTGAAGGCGTAATGCCAGTCGAACAAAACAGGAAGGATTACTGTGAAGGCAACAGAGACAAATGTACGGTTGATGGATGCCCCAAGTTCGGAACTTTGGGACGTGAAGCTCGTGACGGTAAGCGACGGGTCAAAGGATGTAACGATCCTGTTGCTCGCGGAAAACGATCACGAACTAAAGGTGATAGCAAAGCTCGACGTGCTAGGAAGAAGTTGGGTCTTAGTGCGACAGGTAATGCAGGCACTCGCCATGAAGAACATTGGGGTGGCTTCTTTCGTGTCGAAGTCAAAGCCGGTGCGCAGGTGGGTCCGATCGCTACTCGTTTCAACCAGGCTCGTTTACAATCTGAAGCATCGAAGTCGTTGGGTGACATACGACCTTTCGCGATGATTGCTATGCCTGATGGCAGTAGTGACGGTATCGTGTTAATGACATTGGATGAGTTTGCGGAACTGGTTTCCCTTATCTCATAAGCATTACCTAAAATTTGCTAGTCTTGGAGGACCGATGAGATCACTTGTACGGCTATTTGCCGTTGCTCTAGTAGGGACGATTACCTTCGGCAGTATGGTTCATGCTGCTGAAGCCCCTGCCAACCCTGCGAACCCGTCAGTAACACCTCTCTCGGAGGCTTACAGAGCGTCTGACAAGGTTTTGATACTGCCTGTTGAGGTGGTTCCTGAGGGTGTTCCGGCAGA